TCAGACTGATCGCCATCCGTCCCCTCATTGGTCTTTGCCACTAGCCCAAAGCCGGCAACAGCTTCTCCCCACCCTGCTTCGGGCCCACCCGCGCCGCCAGCAACCGCCCCAGCAGAGAACACTCGCAAAGTATCGGACTTGATCGCGGCAATTGATGTGTCACCAAACTGCGCAAACGACCACCGATGGTCTGATCCTGCACTATACCCCCCCACTCTTGACCGATCTGTATAAGTAGGAATGGCAGAGGCTTCATAAAGCGCGGAGGCGGTTCCCACAAACAGCCGGGAGGAGCCGTCCAGCTTTTGAATCAGCGCACCGCCTAAGCATGCTGTAGGCAACGCAGAAAACCCGCTATTGAAATTCGAAGGGGCTGCACCGTACCCTTTGGCGGTAGGGTAGTAATCGACCAGATTAGTAATAATCCCCGGTGTCGCGGGGTCAAGGTCTGGCGCATAGCCTGTAAAGGGGATCAGCATTACCAGCGCCTAGGCTTGATTTGTAGGCTGCCCCGACGCGCAATACCCCGTCTCTCGGAATGTCTGCGGACTGAATCCATCAATGTATTTACCGTGGGTTCCAGCTTTTGTACTTCGCCCAGATTCTTGGCATCCCGCGCATATTCAAGCGCAGCGGCATACAGGTATAAATCAGGTGCGTTAATAGATAGCCAATTTGTTGTGTTGGCATCCGATAGCCCCGTGATCGATGGGATATAGAACAGGGTGTAGCTATAAGCGTCTGCTGGAGCTGGAAACAGCCTGAGAACATTATTCTCTAGTGTGTAGCTGGCGGGGAATCCCGCAGTAGTGGATACATCGGGATTAATGGCGGAGTCGATAGTCATCTCTCGCCCTTGGTAAGTAATCGTCAGCCGTGACACCTGCCCAAAATCAGCAGGCAGTGTAATCGTGCTTCCCGAAGTGGTTGATGTGACTGAAATCTCAATCTCGTTCAGGCTCAATTCACGGAATATATGGGCTTCTGCCAACTGAATGAACGTCGGCAATTTATCGGTCAGATCATCCCGATGCGTGTAATTCACGATGGCATTCTTCAGGTCGGTATAGTTCATTTGAGATACCTGTCGAAGGTGACAAAATCGGTATTGATGCGCAAGAAGTTCTTGATCAGCTTGGTGCGCTCTCGCTGATCTTTAATCATGAGAAATTTGGCATAAACATGCGGCGGTATGCTGCCGACTTTTCTGCCTTCCCCCCATGACATGCCGGCACTTTCGTTACGTTCCGCCTTGCATTGATCAATTAACGGCTCTACGTCATAGCTTTGAATCTTGACAGCCTGGTCGCCTTCAAACTTGATCAGGGTACGCACGCCAGCGGCGTCATAGCCTTCATCCAATTCAAACGATTCTATGGGCGTCATAATTTCTCCAGAGTAAAAATAGGGGCTTTTCACCCCTTCGGCCTTGCGGCTAAATCAATGAACCAGATTAACCGCCTGACAGATCAGCGGCCTTGCCGAACGCACTAGGGGCGCGCACGGCAAAAGTGGTATCCGCTGTAATCAGGACTTTCTGGCTATCACCTGTAATGCCCATTTCCTGAGTGCGGAACCCGTCGAGGAAAACGACCTCACCATACTCGGTATTCAGCAAATGAACATCTGTTGCACCGGCCATCAGGTAGTGAGGCACGATCTCCAATTCGCCGAAGTCAGACATATAAACGTCAGCCCCGCCAACAATCCGGCCTTGTTCTTTCTTGCCGACTTGATAGCGATTAACCGCGATCCCGGTAAAGGTAGAGAACACCCCTTTGTGGTTAGGCGACATCACCGCCATGCGCGGGACTTCACCAGAAGCAATATAAGCCTTCTGAACAACGTCTTTCAGGATGGTTTCCGTAAAGGCCCGTGCTGTCCCTGCGGTCGGGGCGACCGTTGGTGCGCCGGAGGTCCATGCTGCGGTAGAACCGCCTGCCCCGTGATTCGTATTGGCGTAGTTCTGCACGCCTAATCCGCCCGCTTTGGAAGCGGTTGAGGAGTTACCGGCAACAGCCACGTTATTGGAAACAATCGCTGCTTCCATATGGCGCTTGATTTCCAGCATGGCTTTGGCTTTTTGATAAGCCATCTCCGCCGCACGGCCTGCCTTCTTCACAATGTTGGCCCGGCGAGATACCGCAGGCTGCGCATGGAAAATCTGGCAATAGTTGCCGACGCGGGCTGTTGCCACCAACGCCTGTGCCGAAAAGTCATCGCCGTCAATCAGGGCATTGTCTTTATTGGCGGTGGCGAGAGAGTCGCGCTGCCATTCGTGATAGGTGTTGTTCGCGCTGCTACGACCGAAAGCTGTAATAACTGGGGTTTCAGTGGGGGACGTGTTGAATATCTTGTCGATCAAGTCTTCACGTACTCCGGTTAGGTCGTATTTATCGTATAAGTTGGCCGGTTGTGCCATGATTTAATCCTTTATCGTAAGAGTTCTGCTAAGTCGGACAACTTTGCCCGACCGCCCTTGAAGCGGTCATTCAGCTTTTGTTGCCGACGCTCGTTAGCCGGGGTTGATTGTTTATTGGGCAAGCGTGGTGCATCAACAGCTTTCTTGGTCACTTCCGCCTTTTTTGACTTTAGTGCCTGATAAGCAGCCGCATCCCGCAACGCCATCACCAGACGTGAGTCATAAACCCCCCCGAGTTCTTCATCGGTGAAGCCATAGATATTCTTCGCGTCTGTATAAATCTTGGCGAGGGCTGGCTTGTCTATCTTCTCCTTTTCTAATACCTTCCATGCTTTTTGGTATTGTTCCTGGAGCGTTTGCGCCTGTCGCTCGGTTTGCTCTTGAGACGCTCTTTGCCTTTCACCATTGATCTGTTGATCAAGATAGTTCAGGTAATTGAATATCTCTTTTTGGCGTTGACTTTCTGCTACCCACGCTGCCGGATCTGAATTTGCTAATTGAGCAAGCTCATCCTCGGTTTTGATTCCCGCCATATTGGCCACCGCCGCCCGTGCTAATTCGGCTTGTGACAAATACTGTTGGCGAAATTCATCGTGTTTTGATTTCAAGAACTCGACGGCCTGACTTTCCCGTTCCGCAAGGGCTTGCGTTTTTCTGGTGTAGTCTTGCTGGCGATGGTATCCCTTGACTAATTCATCTTCGGATACTTCAAGTTCTTGCTCTTCGCCATCGTCGCTTTTTATGACGACTTTGATTTTGCGCTCAGGTGCAGGCTGGGCGTCTTCATCCTCGGAGGGTTCCTCGTCGGTATCTTCGTCCTCGTCCTGTTGAGTGGTTGCATCCTCGTCCGTGTCCTCGTGGGGTGGAGATTCTGCGTTAAGTGCCTCTTCGTCGGGTTCCTTTTCAGGGGTGTCTGACAAGAATGAGGCGAGGTCTTCTAACCCTGCTTCGGGTGCTGAATCAGCGTGTCCGGGCATTTTGGTTTCCTATGGTCTAAATCCCCTCTCACGGCACTAGAGAGGACGCGGCGAATCACTGCGGCCGCTAAAAAGGCAAGTGCCTGCCTATAAAACTTGTCGAAAGAATCGGCGGGGCTTGCTTTCATCCCGCAATTCGTTCAAATCTATCTTGTGTTGCGCCATCTTGCCGCGCTCAATCATGCCGATCAGCGTGCCTTCAAATTTCTCTGCGACTTTCGCCAATTGAAGCAGCAATGTCTGGCCTTCTTTGTCCCTCACAGGGCATGCCTTCCATTGCTCGACAATCTGGTCTTTAAGCACCGTCATCGCCTCTTTGAAGGCGTCGTTATCTAGCACCTGGCGGGCTTCCATGCCGCGTTGGGCGGTTCCGTGATCAGTCATAGCAGTAGACATAGTGTTTCCTTAAAGGATGAGAAGTAAATCTTCTTCATCTTGCATTTCCATCGCTTGGTTGTAAATCTCGACAACTCGCTGCCAATCCTGCTTGGCAATCAGCTTCGGCAACTCAAAGTCTGTCTGCAACTGAGCCACTAGCGTTTTGAGCGCAGGAATATCAACGGTATCAACGGGTTCAATAGCCAGCGATTTGAAGGCTTTTTCTCTTGCCCGTTTCCTAGCCAGACGGGAAGTCCTGTTCGACTGTTGAACAATCTCTTCTGCCTTGGCTTCGGCTTCAAGGTATGAATCTGCCTCTTCAACCGAATCAAATATGTATATCTTCTTGTTTCGCTTGATATAGACTTTGCTACCGTATTCAAAGCCCCCTAACCTAAGCGGTGAACTTTGCTCAACCGTCGGCGCATAACCAGTAATGGTTATCGTGCCGACATCTGGCGTTATGTTTTGCGACGCAGGTGCTTGCTGGACTATCGGGGCATAGCCTGTAATCGTGATCGATCCGACGTCAGGCGTAACCGCCTGATTAGCACTTTGCGAAACAGCCGGGCTATAGCCCGTGATGGCAATAGTCCCTGTTGCAGGTAAGACAGACTGATTTGCTGTCTGGGCAACCGTTGGTGCATAGCCAGTGATTGCTATCGTGCCAACGCCCGGATTGACGGGCACATCGACATTCTGTGTAACCGTTGGCGCATAACCGGTGATAACTAAACTGCCTACTCCTGGATTAACCGCCTGTGGCTGGCTAACCGTTGGTGCGTAGCCTGTAATGACAATGTTGCCGACGTTCGGAGCTATCGACTGATTTGCTGTTTGTCCGAGTGTCGGCGCATAGCCAGTGATTGCTATCGAGCCAACAGCTGGATTAACGGGCGTATCTGTTCCGCCCCCCGTCGTACTAAAC